TCCTTGTACTTTGAAACGTAGAAACTATGGCGTTCCTTTAACTGATCGATGTTGATGGTGTGGTGGTTGGTGGCACGTTCACCGCTGGTATTATAAGCGGCATCAGCGACCAATATCTCGGCGGTCTTGTATGCTAAGGGTAAAGCCAAGTTCGCAGCATGGGAACAAAGCCAGCTCATGTGGTCACAGGCTACATCGTAAACCACCGATAAACCTGAAGTATGGTTGATGGCTGTGGTGTTTGAATCGTAGAACGGACCATCCACCTCAACCCCATAAGCCGAAACGTAACTGTTGCTGCATGAAACCTTACCGCAGCAAAGACCCGATTTGATTGGGGTCGTGTAGGAATCTATCATAGTCGCATCGTAACCAATGAACAGGTTAAGCGGTTGCTTGGCGGATGCGTATTGTTTCTGAAGGTAAACGGTCGAAATCTGACCAGCAGGAGTGATGATATCGATAGTATCGAGCTGCTTGTTTTGAAGCAAGTCCCATAATTCGATTGTCACCGTTCCGTTATAGTTTACAAGAAGGCTGATTTCTCCTATCGATACATTAAAAAAAGTATCGGATTGATTGAATACCATCTGAATGCCTCGGTAATTCGCGCCAGTCTTCAGGGTTTGCGTTCCATTGTAAACTCCCAAGCGATGGGAATCGACTAGACTGGATGCGTTGTAATTACCTTGGAAGTAATTGTAAATGGTGTTGGTCATCTCCCTGACAGCATGTTCCGAGCGAGCTTGAAAATACTCGGCAGCGGTGCTGTATTGGGCGGTGATAAAGCTCTCGATATCTGCCAGGCTTACCCCGACATCATCGATATAAATTGAGCTTTTGGGGGCAGGGGCGTTGCACAGGTCCCTGACTTGTATAAGGTCTTTGAAACACTCCATGCTTATAAGATTAAAGGGAGGGGCTAAAGGCACCCCTCCCAATTAACAAAATGAAACCGATTACGCGTTGTTTACTTCGATCAAGTTCACGAAGTTAACTCCTTGTGAAGGACCAGAACAGATCAAGTCAGTTGGCAAAGCAACAAGCTTGGTTGAAGTCTGCATGGTCATACTGATCTGACCGCAATTGTTTGATACGATCAAGTCAACTGGGATGCCATAACGTGGAGTAGTCAATGGGATGATCTCGAAGTTGCTGGAAGCACCGGAAGCAAGTGGGCTGAAAGACGCTTCAGTTCCAACAGTATACACCAACAGTTGCATAGCACCAAGTTGGGTCATCAAAGAGATGTTGTTAGAAGTGAAAGCATCAACAATATAAGGATCCCAAGCAACTACTTTGCCGTAGCGACCCATGATACCCATCAAATCCATTCCATCTTGTCCGCAGCAACCTACGTTTAACAAATCAGTTGAAAGGTACAATTCAGAACCACCGAAGATACCGATAGGAGCGCAGTAGCCAGTTTGCTTGGAAGCCAAGTCGATCTCAGGAAGGAAGTAAGGATTCAAGGCAGTGCCATTCTTGGTGGCAACTTGCTTTACTGCACCTGTTACGTTGGATACATCAGAAGCCCAACCGCCTACCAAAGGAACAGCTTCTTCAGCAGTCTTCTGAGCGATTTTCTGCTCGATAGCACCAGCCATAGCATTCAGGCGAGCAGCGATGAAGTCTTGGTTTGAACGGCAGATGTTAGCCAATTCATAAACGGAATAAGACTCACCGTATTTTACCTTCTGGCAGATATCCATCGAGTATTCGGCTGAGTTGTCACCACCTTGGTTGGTAGCGGCACAGTCCAAGTTACACTCGGTTACCTCTTCTACATTGGCAACAGGGATACCTGAATCGTAGCGAAGGATAACGGTGCGGGTTTTTGCACCACCTGGGTTTACTACCTGATTGATACCAGATACGTTCTCAGGTGAAGTAAGCATGCCAAGGAACGCTGAATCGCGGCCAAGGGTAGCTACATTACAAGTTGTGAAATAAGAATTAAGCTCTAGCTGCACATCGGGGCAAGCGAGCAGGGTTGAAGAACATGACATGATTAGTATGGATTTAAGATTAGAATTAGTTGAGTTTGCCCTGTTATTGCAGTGGCTTGCAACAAATCCACACTATTGCAGTGGTTCGCACCGTTGGCAAATATACGAAAAAAGGCCGTGATTTCTCACAGCCTCCACTATATTCAATTCAAACCGTATTATTTTGAAGCCCTCGGATGGATGCGCTTACCTGCTGCCATCGCTGGAGCTTGTTGGTTCGGCATAGGGCGAGGATTGCGGTTGTTAAGTCCGAAGCCTTGGTTAGTCAACGGAACCTGTGGAGCAGCCTTGCCAGCATGAGGATTTGATTCACCCAAGCCAAGCTCGTTGACTATCTCTTGCATGGCTTCCTCGGCTGGCATGAAATCGCCTGCCTTTACCTTGGACTTTATGCGCTCACCGTTGCCATTCATTATGACCAGTGATCCGCTATCATCCATATCGAACTTAAGGCGGTTTTTAAGGATTGCCTCAAATCCTGCTCGCTCTGCTTCGTTAATCTTGGCGCGTAGCTTCAGGGATTCTTTCGCTTTGGAAACCTTATAATCGATTTCCTTTTGCTTCATTGAGGTGGAAATGTCGGACTTGTATTTCTCAAACTCTTCGCCAGTGCTTTTCCAAGCTGCTTTAATGTCGTTTTTTTCTTTCTCAATCTTTTGAATACGCGATTCATATTCCTTGAGCCGTTCATCTGACCCGAGTGCGGAGGATTTTTTGACATCTTCAATCTGGTTTATATAGTTTCCTTTGAGCTTGTTCATTCCCAGTTGGAACAGTTCCTCATTCTTCTTAATGGTCTTGGTTTCCTCTTCGGTTATCTCAATGCCTTCCTCCTTGAACATCTGCCTGATCTTGGTCATTTGGCTACCCATCACCTTACCGGTTATGGCTGATGTCAAGTCGGGGTCTTTTACGACATTCTCTTTAAGTACGAATTTGGTTTGGAACTGTTCTTTAAATTGGTCGAAGTTTTCGGCTTCGATACCTGCGAACTCATTCAGCTGCTTCAGGTCTATCATTTGTAGTTTGTTTTGGTTTCCGATTTCTTTTCTTTGGGGCTTCGGCAATCGGTTGCTCCGAAGTTAGGGTATCTACAGTCGGCTCGGCAGGAGCGGTCTGGTTAGTATCAAGTATCACGAATCGGTTAGGACTGACCTGCACGATATCGGGTGGCGTTTCAATAATCACCCATTGACCATTAGCCATCCTGATTGGATTGTTGTAGATGGATGGTGGAAGCATCGCTACCCGACCTGTCTTCATGCTTTGGGCTTTCTTCAGATGATCCATAAAGGGGTGATTTTTATACAAATATACTTAACAAAATTACTGTTTTATAACTATAATTGTGGCATGGAAGATAATAAAGACAAATTCCAAGGCTGCTTCTGGCCTATAGCAGTAAGTATTTGCATCATCATTTGGTGGTGGATTATTACTTAATTATATTTGAATCGCGTTTGGTTGTTTGCTTGCCGCCCCGTAAGGTGGCTTTTTATAATCCTAGCAAATCCGTTTCGACCGCGCTCGGCTCAAATCCATATTTGTTTATCGCCTCCAATATTACTGCTTTAGGAACTCGCCTGATGGATACCGGTATGATGGAATGTCTGCAATTGTAACCACCTGCATAGGAATAAATCGTGGATGAGTTGGTGCCAGGAATCTGACCAGCCCATGCTCCTGATGAATCAGGTAGTCTTAAAGGTGGTGTTTTTCTGCCTTCTCCCCACAATTCAATTTCTTTGTAATAATAGTATTGATTATGTCTTTCAGCACAGAAAGGCCTTGTAGTTTCAATCTCACTTCCTGAATAAAAGAACCATTCCGCTTCCAGCTCTTCGCTGACTGCCGAAGTGTAGTTCCTATCGGCTATGGCAAAGGTATCATGGGCAATCTGCTTGTTATACTGAAGCAACTTCCCATCCACCTCATCATCGCCTGTAACTATTGTTTGAAGCTGTTTAACAGTCTCGGTAAAGCCAGCATTGGAACTGATAGCCGTTTCGATATTCTCACGCACCACATCAGCGAACCTTTGATTACCGATGGCATTCACAAGCAAGTCAACCGCATTGCGCTGCGTGGTTCTGAGTAGCTGCTGACTGACTGCCGTAGTCGCATAATCATCAAAGGTCTTTGCAAACAAAGAATCACTGACCTTGGCCTGTTCACCCATCTGCCTGGCATAGGTCTGAACCGCTCCGATGTATTCCGAATCAGCCAAAATCTGCTGAACTAACTCTTTCACATCGGAAGCCAAGGCAAGATTGGAAGCGTTTAGAACCAAGTTACCTGCCGAGTCAACAGTCAGCTGGCGTAGGATATCAACGATTTGAGGAAACAGTTTCTTCTGCGCCCTCTCGACCTCGGTCAAATACTCATCAGGAACGGTGGTGAGCCGCCGCGTTTTTTCAGCTATCAGCTCACTAATCGTTGCCATTAGATGCCAGCTACAATATTGCTAACTAATGATTGTGCGTTGAAGGGTGCTGCGGTAGTCAACTGAATACTGGCAGCAATATTCTTGGCGCGTTCTATCAACTGAGCCAATTGGGTGTCGAAGTCCTGCTCAAAGAATGCAGGATTCTCCATCATAAGAGCGTTCACCAAGTTGATAGCCGAATCATGCAGAACAACCTCCCACTTATCTACCAATCCCTTGGAAAGCTTCAGATTAATCTCATCCAAAGTCATAGTAAGCAACCTATCGGCTTGGCTAATAAGGTTGAAAATCTGCTGACCTTGAACATCGGGATAGTAAAGGGTCTGAAGGTATTTGTAGATGATGGATTGGATAACAAACGGTGGCTGCTTGGCCATGATAGCCTCGTTAATCTGAGCCAAGTAATCCGACTCCAAATAGAAGTCATAGTTCACAGGTCGCTTGATTACAGGCTGGCGATAGTTCTCGCCATAGCGCATCAATCCAACCATGTTAACGCACCACTCATACATATCAAAGAGCTGCATACAGTTCTGTTTGATTCCAGCGATGAGTGCCTTTTGGTCTGATGCCGCCTCTGTTGCAGTGATGCCTTCACCGCCTTGGACCTTGTTATTTGTTTTCTTGAGGTGTAGAATCTCATAGGCTTGATTCATGTTATAAGCAATTTCCTCTCGCAAGAACCTTGGCGTTTCAGTCGATGGTGCAGCATAGAATATAGCCGAATCGGGGCTGATGTTATCGCCTTGGGAAGTATTGGTTTGAGGCTTGATAAGCAAGGTGCCATAAGGACTTATCCTGTCCTTAAGACCTGAACCGCTACACTCCGAGCAGATAGTCTTGGAGCCATCCATGCGATAATGGAAACCACCGTCACAAGTCAGATTCTCGCCATCCACCCTGATTTGGAATTGGCAAGGGTCACCAATCATCACCCGGTAAGGATAGGTGCAGGTTGGCTTGATGCCACGAAGCAATGCGGCATCCAAAAGAACCTCATCCAATACATCCGTAGCGTAAAGGAATGGAGATTGCTGCATCATTACCTCATCGATTTGAATCGAGATACCATCAACACGCTTAACAGGAAGCATACCTGTGGCGTGGTTGAAGTAAGGCACCAGCTCAAACTGATAATCTACTTTCTTGCCAACTTGGACAGCCTTGTAAATCCATTCATCGTCAAATATCAGATAAACGATTCCATCCATCACCTCCTTGTTATTGTATTCTACTTTGGAGCGTTCATCACTCTCTATGATGGCGAATTCCTCATCGAATGCCAAGACTCTGGTAGTATGGTAGAACTTGGTGTAAGGCTCAACCAACTCATCAGGGTTAAGCACTTCTTCGCCTTCGATTTCAACGGTATCGAGTTCGTATGGCATAACCGCAACTACTCCCATTGCATCCATCAGTTTCAATGGAGGCAGGAAGGTGAACACGAAGTTATCCAAGCTGCCATACTCAGGAAAGTCCTGATCAAGGTACTTGGCTAAAGTGGTATCGGTGTTTACATATTGGTCCGCATCAGGGGTGTAACTGATTGACCAATTATTCTCATGATAGGCACGGCCATAAGTATCGACCATATCCTTGAAGACTTGTAAGGTAGTCTGCTTGAAGTTGGCACGAACATATTCAAACTCCTTGGGAGTCTGGTTCGGCGCATTCTTAGCAAACAATAACCCCGGAAACACTCCCTTCTGAGCATGTATAAGTATCTGGTCAAGCCATTTCACGGATAACACATAGCCTGGGAAGAAATCAGGTATATTCGGTGTTACTTCCTCATCTTGGCGAAGTAATGAAATGCCTCTTGATTTATTCCCTTTGTTGCGGATCGATGTAATTTCATCGACCAAATAGGATAACTGCTCAGCTGTTAGCATTAGGGTTTTGGTTTAGTGGGCGGTTTAGGTCTAGTCCTTGGCTTTGAGCCACCGCATGATGAACATCCTTTCATAGCGTAGTTATATAAGAGTTAGTGAGGTCAACCGATGTGCCGCTTCCGAGCAATGTCTTGGCAGGTATAGGGTAATTGAACCGCTTCTGTTGGAGCATTCTCCAATTAGATAGCACTGGTCTGTAGCCTTTGTAATACTTGCTTTTGAATTCCACATCTTGCTCGAATACATAAGAGTAATGATGAAATTTCTGCGGTAGGAACTTGATGCCATCCTGTCCGTGCATGATTGCAGGTTCATGGGTCTTGAACTTCTGACCATGCCACCACCACAATCGCGCTACGATGTTATCGCCCCAAGATCCTTTCCCCACCAACTGCTTGCCATCACTATCCTTGCAAAGATAATGATAAAACTGAAAGCCTCCAGCTACATTCGAGCCTATTTCAAGCATACTTTCAGCCTCGGTCAAGTCCTGTTCAGTCCACTGTTCATCGGAATCGACCTGCCAAAGCCATCCATCGGGATTGCCTTGCAGTAGTTCAATTCCTTTGTTTACTTGGTCATCCTTGGAAGCATAACCTTGAGCCGATGTATGGAATATGACTTTGGTCGGATATTGACTTGCCAAATCTTGACAAGTCTCGATAGTGCCATCCGTAGACTGATGTGGCGGTCTGATGCTTGTACACCACTCTGTAGAACCACCGTTTCTGCTGAAGCCTTCGATTATCACCCACTTGTCAAACATCTGAACCATCTTTTCAGCAAAGCCGTTGTTAAGCAGATGATGCTTGGCGTTGTAAACTATTGTTAAGGCGTATCTCATTTGATGTAATAGATTCGGCTACCAAAGCCCTGTTCAGTCTGCCATATCAGTTCGCAATCGACTGTCTTGAGACTCTCGCAAGTATGGTAATGCTTGACATGGTTGGTATCATCCAAAGCCAAATAAAAGCCAGGTTCTACCCTTTCCATTAAATACTTGAACTCTATCAATCCCATGTGACCGGCACTGTCCAAGATAACCAGATCAGGTTGAAAGTCCAATTTAGCCAAGGCGAAATGAAGCATCTCATCTGGCACCTTGAAGCTCACTTCTTGTCTATAGAGAATGTCCCTGTTATGGTCAAGATGGTCAATAACGATATCATCAGGAACATCGAAACTAATATCAGTGGGAATATCAGAACGCTTAACAGATAGACCAAGCAGGAAAGTGATAATCGAATTACGATGCCTTTTCCTTGCAGCTTCATAGTGGCGTGGGTTAACTTCGATAGAATAGACTTGCTCATCTCCCACCAAAGCATTAGCAATGCCTTGGGTAGTTCCTTCGCCAAGATAGCTGCCCGTTTCAATAATTCTTTCAAGCTTCTTGGTTTTGATAAGTTCGGTGATGGCATCTCTGAAGTCGTTATGCGCTCCCATGCCGTTTGGCATCAGGTGCTGGGCTATCTGCATCGCATTATTTTTTTCATGGTTTCATAGGAGCAATTGACCTGCATAGTGTCACCATTCATAAACATGATGAAAGTAACCTCATCGCTCGATTCATTATAAGACTTGTGGAATGAATAAACATTGTCTAGAGCAACCATAGCCTTGCTTTCCGTGAACTTGTCAATTCCCATCTCATCAAGCTTCTTATCGCTTAGAGTAATGTCAAACTCGTGCCATATCATATTGCTGCCAGTTTTTAGTCAGTATGGTTCGGTCCGATTGTTGCGGAACCTTATCGGTTATATAGTAGTGAAGCTCGGCATTGGTATCGATTGCATCCACAAAGTTTGCCAGGCTTGAATCTATGCAATGGATGGAAGCAGCCCCTTCTAGGACTTTCCGCCAATCAAAAATTGTGAAATCGCCCACCTTTTCAAAGCGGACCACATTGTCTGAAACCAGAATATCAGCAGGACTCCCATAGTCACTACTACTGTGAACGACATGGTAAGGCCTACTACTATCAATTCCCAAAGCATCACAAAGGGCCATTTCAGATATTTCATTTCGCTTGTATTTAAGGTTTCTCAATTCAGTCAGCGGCACTCCTGCCAATCGGTATTTGTAGGTGACAAAGCTGTCCACATTCCTTCGGTCCTTGATCCATCGGTAGTGAATTGGACTTTTTTGGTCCAATCCGAAACTCAAATCAATCACCCTATCGTAATTGCCTCGGTCGGATTCGACAGGCTGGACATAATCGGCATAAGCCAGCAAGGAATGGTACTGCTTTGGACAATGCCAAAATACATCAAATCCACGCTCACTGTACCAATTGGCAATAGGTAGAACTATCAATAAGTCACCCACTTTACCCGGCTGCTTAATAAGTAACCTCTTCTTTTTGTATAAATCAGCCTTGGTCGGTGGAACTGGCAAGGTCGCGCCAGGCAATCTGTCGCGCTCCTTGTAGCTTCGTTTATTGGTTAGATGAAGATGATAGGTCTTGATATCCTTGCTTGGATTTATCGGCTTTAGTCCCACCTGAGCAATCTCATAAGCCAAGCGGTTATCACAGGCAGGCAGACCCATAGTGAAATCCACATTTTTAAGCGTTGTGGGCTTGCCTTTCCATATCCAAGTGTCTTGGGTCCATTCATAATCGAATAGCTTGCTGTTGCCGTTATGAAGCACATCCCAACGACTTAGGCAAAGTACCTTACCCTCCATCTGAAGCGATTTGATGTCTTCGATTTCGGTGGTAAAGTAAATATCGGTATTGGCTAAAATGTACCAATCCGCCTCGACCGCTTGCATCTCTTTGATAAAATCTGTGTAAGTTGGGCGGTCATAACCTTCGACATTTATCACCTTCGGATGTTCCCAACTCTTGCCAAGATTATAAATCACATCAATGCTGGGACAGTCGCAGTTCAGGTTCATCGCCTGCCTCAGTTCACGCTGCCTATCGCCATACTGCTGCTCAAAGTAGCTTGTAAATAAAGCCACCTTACCAGGAAGCTTAGTCCGATTGTTATCGCCAATCTTGGCAATGGTCGGAGGTACTACCTTGGTCTTGGGCGAACTTATGTTGGCAATCTTGTCGCTTCGTAATATATGACCTTTGAAATTATGCCGTTGACCTCGACCCGACTGAATCTTCATCAGAATGCGGTCGTAGTATTCCCAATACATCGGCTTGATGTTGGAACGGTTGCCGAACAAACTTAAAAAAGTGTAAACCTCTGCAATCTCATGGGGTCGCTTGGCTGAAGTGTTTCCGAAGTACATCGAAGCCTCACCAATGTGATGCCATTCCCCCATCCTAGCCAGTGCAATGTTCAGATATAGTTCATCAGGCTGGCCACCGCCCCACTTATTCCTAAGCCTCTCCAAAGGTATCGGACTGTCCATCTCAGCCTTGAAGATGCTATACATCTCAGCAGTCTTATCGCACTTCCTTATGTATTGAATCGAGCTTTGAGTGGCTGGGAACTTGGTCTCATGGTCGAAACAGCAATGGTCCCAAATGTCTTGCCTATAAGCCCACCACATCTGTGGTAGGATATTAGGACTATTTACATCGTAAACCTCGTTGATGAAGGTCGCATAATATGCGCCCGAAGCATCCAACCTATCGAACATCTCCTCGACAGGTCTCAAACAAATGCCATCGACATCCAAGAACAAAGTGGAGTCGAATGGGGTCAGTTCGTAAATATCCGCTTTATACCTACCGGGATCTGAAGGATCGCCATCCAACAACTCGATGCTGTCAAACATAGAGCGGTCAGTGACCTCCTTCAGAACCTTCTCGGTAGCTATAAGGTGGATGGGTATGCCAGGGCTGTGATGCTTAATGGAAACCGCGAGGTTGTGGGCCATGAAACCATAGCCCCTTTTTCCCCACGCCATCAGCAAGATGCCTCTGGTCATAGTTCCACTGATTATGCGCTAAATACTCCTGTTGGTGTTGGGATCAAGCTGATGTTACCTTTGTAGGTAAAGGTCAGTTCGAAACGTGCTGGCTCTTCATCAGTATCAGTGATGATAGCTCCACCTGTGAAAGCGATTTCACCATCCAAGTAAACTGACTCATCATCAAATCCAGTCTTTGGGCAAAGGCGAGCGATAGCACCTGCGATGGTGTAACCGCTAGACAAGGTTGTCCAAAAGTCAAAGTTGGTTGTGTTCCAGGAATAGTCGATGATGTTACCTGAATAGGTGATGTACAAAGTCTGAGGCAGACCGCAAGCAGTGGTCTTCGGAGACAAGGTAGATTCACCCTGACCGATACCCATGCGGATCTGTTGGACAAGCTTTGCATCGCCAGCAGCGATAAGAGCGTTTACTTCAGTTCCATCTGAAGGATCGGTAAGGTCGTTACCGCAAAGGATGAGGACTACTTCGGAAATACCGGCAGGACGTGGACCTTTACAGGTCAACGTGGCTACTTCGTGATCGCCAAGAGCCTCGCAGTTGTAATTCAAACAAGTTGCCATGAGAGCAATAGATTTTTTGAGTTTAGATTGAGTTCTTGGGGTTACTTAATGCCTCACCCGATTTGGCACCAGTTGTTGCAAATATAATCAATTAAATGTGCCGATTGAACTGTTGGCCTTTTTCTTTAACACGCAAGTTGATGACTGCCGTAGCCAAGCTATATGACCCATCGCCTTGCCAATTGGGTGTATAATCTTCAGGCTCGGAAACGTATTCCACTCCCGATCCTTCAGTATCGCCGATTTGGAAATGGTCGCAGCTAATGATGGCAGCCATTGCATCGTGGAATGTTTCTGAAGCAAAATTGGTATGCAACTGCCAATACTTTTCGACTTCGCTATAAGCTACCCTAGCGTTGCCTGTTCCGCTTTTCATAACGGTGGTAGCCTTGGGATAGGTTGGAGCGATTGAACGAATCTCAGCCCTTTGCTGAAGCCTGAATCCTGTCTGTGTAAACTCAAATCCGAAGCTTGGCTGGTCGCACCATCCCACTATCATCTTGGTTCTTTCAAATCCATTGGAATCGAATTTTAGGCACTCGGAAGTATAGGACGCTTCAAAAGGTTCGGTTTTTATAACATTGATGTTGTCAACCGTTATGTCTCCAATAACATAATTTGTTTGGATGTAGTCAATGGATGTCTTACCAAAGTTGGCAACCCCAACTACATTACCACCATTCAAGTTGTATGTTTGGGTGTAACTCTGAAGACCAATATCAGATTGATAGGGAGGTGTTGGCACTCCTCCTTGCAAATAAAATCTAACTGAAATATTTGGGTCTGATACTCCAACAATTTCCCATTCAGTTTGATAAGTTCCAATTGTGAACAAGGGTTGGTTTGCATTGGTAATGATTGGAAAAGCAACATGACCACTTGTTAAAACAACATCAACATTGTCAATCTCTCCATCAAATGTGGATGATGGGGTAAAAATTATGTCAACTGAACCACTTTGTCTTGGGGTATAAAATTGAAGAAATGTATCATTGCCCTTCCAAGTATAAGTTGTTCCATTTACTGCATTGCCAAGCTTTAAGTTGATTGTTCCTGCAGTCCAATTCGTGACCGTAAACTTTACCCAATAGCTATAGTTTTGTAATGGTGGTGGTGTTGGCAATGTCATGGTTTGGAACAAAGTTCCAGAATTGCCCGGTGTATGTACTGCCTTACCTCCTGCAATGCTCCATCCTGCATTGATAGTCCAAGCCGCACCGCTACTGAAATCACCATTGGTAATGTATGAAGTATAACCTTGCGTAAATGGACTGAAGATAAATTGAAGTTCATCGCTTACAATAGCATATTGAGAAGTTCCATTGTTCCTAGACCAATCAGTAAAACCAAAGGCAAAATCACCGTTTAAAACCAAATTATCCGAGGTCACTATGCACTGGTCATAAACATTTAGTGTATAGCATCCATCAGCTAACTCATAATCATCGAATGAGAATCCAAGTGTTACATAATCTTGGTAATAACTAAACGCATCGGAAACATCATATTCAGTGCCGTTGGAATCTATCAATTCAGCACTGTAGTCATTCCGAAGCTTATAAATAGCCAAGCCTGTTATACAACCATCGAAATCCGATGTAGCTGAAATGCTTACCACTCCTGCCAATGTAGGTGTATTCCAAAAAGTAAAGACCCCATTGGTAGTTATCGCTCCGGTATTGACATCACTGATATTCACCGTTACTGAACCCGCCGTTCTGCTTGATACGGTTATTTCGAGCTTATAGTAACTACCTGCATCCAAATAGTTAGCTACGGTTTCTTCCAAATCGCCAATCTGACCAGGTATGTGGCAGGCTTGACCATCAGACAAAATCCAGCTATCGTTGTAATCCCACTTGGCAAAGTTTATGACCTTAACGCTGACATTGGTAACGCTGCCAGTAAAGTTATTGGCAGTAAAAAAAGTAATCGTTTCAAATCCTGTAGCATTGAACTGCAAGTCGAACTCATAAGTTCCAGAAGTAGTTATGGCAGGCGTTTGGGTCTGCAATGGGTCACCATAACCAAACAAAACCACAAACTCGCCATTGGTGATGACCGTATCAAAGCTGATTCGGTAAACCAATCCAGCCGTAAGCGACAAGCTTGACTGTTCTAACAAAGCACCGCTACCATTCAAACAATCCATCTCGGTATTGCCTGCATCCCATGTCCATTCTGGATCATAAGACCAGGTGGCCACAGGATCTACATTGAAAGTACCGTTGGTAATCAATTCTGATCCTAAAGCATAATCATCAAACTCAGGATCGGCTATCTCCGATTCATTACAAGGAGTCTGATAGAACTGGCTCCAAACGGTATCGCCAACCGTTACAGGGTGGCAATATTGCTCCGAACCGCATTGGTAGTTGTTGGGAGCATCGGGGTCTGGGAAGTATGGCTGGAACTTATTGCGTAGTAACGACATTATTGGTGACTAATTTTATCTGGGTTAAACCTGTCCAATCATTGCGCTTCATGGTATCAATCCAACCTATTCTGCGCTGATTATCTTTCTCAAAGATAAACAAAGTGGTTGGCTGCGATACTATGTTTAACCAATCTGATTGGCTGATATCGTAATCGAAGGAGTATTCGTAACTCTCAAAAGTTCCTTGATTGGGAACAGTCAAGGTTATGCCCGAAGTCGGCGTACCTGTGCAGGCCGTAATCGATTCGGCTTGGGTAAAGATATTTACAAAAGGAAATCTTGTACATCCTGGCCAATTCCAAGTGGCCCATAGGTTGCCTGATATCTGATATCCGAAGTTGGGATGCAATGGCAAAGCTTGGCTGAATACCGCGCCTAATGGGAAAGTGCCAGTAAGGTTATTGCTTCCAAAATTGACTCTTTTATAAATATTGGCCTCAATGCTATACTCGGCATAATCGGTAGAAGCCATATCTACCACATAATTAATCCCTAATTGGCTTGAATCCATCCCAGTCGATACAATTGTCTGAGCCGATTGGGTTGATAGCAGAACATTGGTTGAGTCGTAAATCCTTATGTAAGCTTTGATATACAACACATCCTGCATGTAGATGTTTGAATAAGCCCCAACAGGCAGACCAGGGCCAGCCGTGCTTATGGTAAAGTTGGAAAAGCAAGCCTTCAGGTTATCGCACTTAAATACATAATTGCCAGCAAAGCTATGGGTTCCGTTGGCATTGGCTGTGTAGCGACCTGTGATTGCACTGTATTGACCTGCATTATAATTGCCCGGTGAAGTCAAATCCCCAAAGGTCAGAATAGTTTCGGGTAGGCTTATGTAATTGGCAATATACTGCGGATCGGTGCTGACCAGCAAAGTCTCACTGCCTTGACTCGCTTGAAATCCACTTGTTCCTACTGTCAAGGTATTGAATAAGGTCGTTTGAAGCGAATTGCCGTAATTGGCAAGCTTCTGAAGATTGCTGAGATTATAGTTATAGTATCTAGCGTTGGGGCAAGAAGGATTCGGAGGTGTCCAAGGAGAATAAACTACGGCAGAAGCGATATGGGTAATGTAATCGATATTGTCGCATTCAATCAAAAACAAATCATCATCGTAACCACTAACGCCACCATTTATCTGATCATTAACCGCGTTATTGGATATCTTGAATTGATTCACCAAGTCCAGCTCGTTGTCGATATTACACTGACCTTTGGGAGTAAATGTTTCTTCGCCAAAGCTGTAATAACTTACACCTGGGATGGTATAAACCTGATCTGACCCAACAGGATTGTAATCACTTCCAGCATTGACCGTGCCGTACAAGTTATCTTCCCTGATATTGGATTCCAAATCCTTGATATCCAAAAACTCGAACTGATTCAATCCAGTAAATAAATCCGATGTCTTTTCCATAATCATGGTCGGATTAGTCGAATCGGTAGTATCGATAAAAAAGCTGAGATTGAATATCTTGGACATCTCGTTGAATAAAGCTGAGAAGCTAACCCTAACTGCTGGCGAAGCACCTTGATTCTGTAAGGCAAATCCATCAAATATGAATACTTCAGGTTGAGTGGCAAGAAAGTTGGAAAAGAATGCCACTTTGCCATCGCTTATCGCATAGACCAAATACTGCAAAACATCATAAACCCGATAACCTTTGGCAGGAGTGAGCAAAGGGGTACCATCGCAACCTAAAAACACATTGACATCATAAGCAGGCGGTGGGTTAATCACAACGCCGTTCTTTGTCGTAGGGGATTGGATATCATATTTGATGGACTTGTTATTGTTGATGTAGGCATAGAAGCTATTGTCCTGAACCTTGCATCTAGCAAATGCCCTCTGCAAATCGAATCGAATGGATGGAACCTTGATGACTCCCAAGTAAATCTCAATAGTCTGGGTCGGGTCGCTGTCATCGATTACCCTAATGCCGACCTCTTGGCATGATCCCGAATCGAACTTACTTTTAAGATACGAATAGCCGCTTATCTCCAATGGCTGTGGAGCATTGTTACCGTTATAAGATAGCTCCACATCTTGCGTAACTAGCAAAGCACCAAGCGAACTGTTCCGTTTGATGGTGGTAGACAATTCCTTATCATTCATTGGCTGATCAGTCAGCCGACCATCTAGGTAGAAGCGAAATGCCATTATTTCAGAATCACTTTATACATTAATGAATGACCAGCCTGCCTGGTTAAATTGTAAATAACCGCATCCCTTAACATGTGCTTAAACTTGCCTGAGTTACCGGGATAGGTTACAATCGCAAAGCTCATAGCCTGATTGGATATCATATTGAAGAAATGGGGCGCATCGGTAGTCCAAACAAATACATTGGTGGAACCCCAAAACGCTGGCCTCATATCGTTTGGATAGTCCCTATACTTGTTCTCCCAACTCTCATCCGAGTTCCACCATCTAGAACTGGCATCATTCATATGGAACATCGCTGCATCCCTTGTCCCATCGCTAAGACCATTGGCAAAAGCAAAAGCCAAACTAGTCCGATGCTCCTTGAAGCTGAACTTTTGGGCTTGACATGGAACGGCCAATAGTAGTATGATTATGATTCTTATCATACCAATATCAATTGAAGTTCCTGAGCTACATAATCAAATATGGGTTGGTCATCTGCGCCCCAACTAGCCACTAGGGCGTATGTGAGTGGCACGTTGCCCTCAGCCAAGACAGTCTCAAATATTGAACCATCCACATCTTCTTCGTGCTGAATCAAGTCGTAATGCACCTGACCTGGTGAAGCAATGAAATCGTAGCCAGTGTATAAGCAAAGCTTCAACACATTGGCTTGGTAAACGTATCCCTGAGTCCATATACTTACAGGTGTAATCTCTCGTTGGTTTGCTTGTAGTGTCATTATTCAATATATATGTAACCGCCAAAAATAGTGGTTAGCGGATTGGTTGCCCATGTTGGATTGATAAATTTGATTTCAATATAATCACCAGCAACCACCACAATGCTCAATGATGAGTTGCTAAACCTTCTTTCATTTGTTGCAACTGACAATGTTTGAATCAATGTATCAGTCAAGTTGTTTAGCCTCACATAACCGCTCCAAGCTTGGTTTGTTCCAGCAGTTCCACTATAGCAATAAATCTCTGCCCTTTTAATTGTGCCATCTTTTGGAATGTAAACCTTTGAAGTACCAGCCACGGTGACAGGTGCTTTTGGTAGGTTTCCAAAGTATATGGTTTGAGCATCGACAGGTGATGATGTCAAGGCTTGGACTGACAAGGTGTAACCAGGAATAGGAATTGAGCCGCTACCAAGAATGCTTGTGCCATTAATGGTTTTGATATTGGTACCACTGACAAGCAAGTCCTGTTTGCCATTAAACGTGGTCCAATCAGCCGAGGTCAGAAATCCTTTATTAGAGCCGCTTGCTGCTTGTCCGTTGGTGTAGTCTATGCTGATTACTCCCGAACCGTTATCGTTGAAATCAGAAGCTGTAAACGCTGCTGCGCCCTTGGTTGAACCATCAGCCGCGGCATTATTTATGCCAATAGTTCCTGTTGTCGTAATCGGTCCACCTGTAATCGGGGAAGTCGTTGCAATCGAAGTAACCGTACCTGTTCCACCACTAGGAGCCTGATTAACCCAAAGCGAACCGTTATAAGTCAATACATCACCTGCTATCGGAGGCGTGGTGATTAAGTCCACATCGTGAATCTCATCCAGCTCGTAGCCGTTCTGCACCCTTACATAGATCTCACCATTAGCGTTGGCTTTCTCAACTATTCCAATATACACCAAATGATTAGGGGCGTATGGCTTGACATTTGTCAAAGTGCCTGCCGTAGCTCCAAGATAAAGCGTATCGCCTTCACTAAATGCAGCTGTATTGACTCCCTGCAATTGACCTACCGTAATCACCATGCCTTGACCACCTGCCGAAATATCCTCGGCAGCAAGTCCGAAAGTCTTGGCACTGGTGGCATCGCTCGTGTTATATGCAAGCTTAACAGATGCCTTGTTGCCTGTCGCTGCAAATAAATAAACCGCCTCGCCCTTGTTAATCTGAACCGCCTCGGCATTATGCACATAGGCATGAAGGGTCTGACCAATATGGCTTGGAACATTGCTGTTATTGAGAAGATAAGTAAGCGATCCTGTCTGACCATCGTAAACAATCTTGCCAGCACCAGCACCACTGACTGGATTCAAATCGAACTCAACAAAGTCAGTGGTTAAACCATAAGGCGTTATGTCTACATTCTGAGTCGCTCCGGTATATGGGACATAACCGCTAAGACTTGGGAAAGCTGAAATCTGATAAGCCTCGATGGTCTGCTTGACTTCAGTGGCAGAGGTCGGAGTCAATACGCCAAAGGTCACATCGTTGTAATCCAATGGAAGTTTTCTGGTTACTCCTGGTCTGCCCTTTTCCGAATCAGTCCAATACAGATAGCAGAAATCGCCATCCACGACCATATAGATTCTGAACTTTGGAATATACCAAGTTCTAACCGTATCGGTAATCTCTATTTCAAGCTCACTAAAATCGGTAATGTTATAACTCATGCGCGGTATATGTCTCTAATGGGTAGCTTCTTGGCAATTGCATCGGCTATCTCATCCACGTTCCTGATATATTGACCCCTCTTGCGCTGTGCCTCCAGATCGGATGGGGTTAAGCCTGCCTGATTATAGACAATCGAGCTAGCCATATTCTCGGCGAAACTCTTGGCGCGTTGGTTCTCCTTCGCCTCCTTCTGAGCCATCAAAGCAGGGGTAATGTAGTTCTTATAAACGTAATCATCAAGCTTATTGTCATACATCGCATCGATGACATCGGAATACTTCTTGGTTTGTCGAGCTGGCAATACCTTGCTATTTGCAGGCATCCAGACCAATTCCTCACCTTCCTCACCCACTCGCGCCAAATGCTCATTGCTTCCGGTATTCTTGGAACCTTTGCGGTATGGGATAGGTTGGGCTGCAACCGCTGCCAATTGAAGCGCAGAAGTAGTGGCGATAATAGCCGTTAAAATCGCGTTCAATGGTGGTGGTTGTTTTTGAGCAGCCACAATCGCAACGGCTGTAGCCAAACCGATTTCAAATGCTGCGGCAGCCTTATCCAATATAGCCTGCTTGCGTTTTTCTTCACGAATCTTCTTCTGTGCAGCCGCTTCAATCCTAACCTTTTCTTCTTGCAAAGCCTTTTCATTGGCTGCCGCTTCCTCTTCGCTAATCCTTCTATTCTCCAAATATTCAGCGTTCTGCTCAATCTGGGCATCAATGGATTCCAATTGTGCATCCCTTTCGGCTTCGATTTGACCAATACGCTGCTCACTGAATTGGTCGTATATGGCAGAAAGCTCACTAAACAACTGTTTCGTGGCATCCAATATCTCAAAGGTCTGGGCAATACGTGCTTCTGTTGATCGCTCAGTATTGGTTATTATTTGATTATTTAACTCCGCATCATTTTTAGCTATCTTTTCTTTGGTTTCCTTTTCAAGATTGGCAATCTTATTGGTTTTATCTTGTGTGATAGCTTCAAGTTCGGCAGCAGCTCCATCTCCTGCTTTTATTTGTGCTTTGGCAGTTTGAAAAGCATTATCTATCTGAATCTTTTTTTGTTCTTCTTCACTTCTTAAAGCATTATTTAACTGTTGAGTCCTTGCCGTTGCAACCTCCTTAGCGGATTCCAAATCACTCTTGCTAATCGCATTGCTTAAGTCTTCAAAGCTTTTAGCCACCGCCTCGTTAGCCGCCTCGACCTTATCAGCTTCAATTACCAAAGCCTGCTCTACATTCAAATCGTCAATCTTCTTGAAAGCTGCCTCTATCCTTGCGACCTGCTGCGCACTGATTATATTCAGTTCATTCTGCTCGTTGAACTGAGCCAATGCCAATCGTGCCGCCTTGAGTTCTTCATACTTGGCTATGGCTTGGTTCTTCTGCGCCTCGCTTAGGTTCGCATCATCCTGAACCAACTTAACTTTGGCAGCTATCTCATCACTAATAGCCTTCTCATTCAGATCAGCCAAAGCCTTGATGCGGTCTTCCTGGGCCTTCTGCGAATCAGCAGGGATTATCTCAATCTTCCTGCGCTCAAGGTCAGCCTGAAGCTTTGTAATCTCGCCATCGATACCTTCAATAAGCTTCTTAAACTGTTCGGCTGCCTTGGCTGCATCATCTCCAGCCTTCTTGGCTGCATCCCCTTGCTTCTTACGAGCCTCCAATTCCTTGTTGATGGATTCGACATTCTGCCGAGCCGCATTGCTCTGGATCTTACTTTGCTTTTCCAATTCAGCATTCAACTCCTTGGTTGACTTCTTGCGCAGCTCATCGGACTTGAATATCTTTTCACTGGCAGCCTCGACAACCTTAGTAGTCTTTTCCACCTGCTCTTCGGCACCTTCAGCAATCTTTAAGGTCTTGTTATAACCTTCATTGAAAGCATTGGCAATATCCGAACCTGCCTGAGTAAATGCTCCCTTAACCTTGCCCAATCCAGCCTTAATCTTGGCAGGGTCAAAGTCTGCTATTCCATTTATCACATCAGCAATGCCCCCACCTACATTGGTAACAGTCTGACCTATTTCATTGAAGCCTACACGAATTGCACTGACTAAACCTGATACACCGGCAACGGCTTTTAAAAGACCATTATACCAGGTAGCTAAAATATTGACAAGAGTCTTTAATGGAAGAGCTGCAGTTTCTAAAACAGTCTTTAAGGATGCGGTATTTGTAAAAAACTCTTTTATCTTGGTTATTACAGCATCAGGAATAAAGCTAACCAATACATTTTTAAGCCTTATAACAGCATCAATCAAAGGAGCTAAAGCCTCTTTGTAAACATCAAAGACAACCTGTAAAAACTCGCCTATCTTTTGAGTGCCTATAACTATCCCTTGACCTATTGCCTCTACAAACTCTCCTGCCTGATCCTTAAAATCCTTGGCTTTACCTGCTGCGGTATTCAAAGCATTGCCAGCCGCTCCTGCCTGCTTAGCCAAACCTGCGCTAACCTGTGCAAGATTCTCAGCCTTGGTACTGGCAGCATCTACTTCAATTCCAAATCGCTTGAACTCACCAGCCCTACCTTCCAAAGCACCACCCAAAGTATTGGCAGCATCTGTAACCGTTCCACCAGTAACGGCAGCAAAGTCGGCAAGCTTCGGAATAATGCCTTCAATCTGATCGGCAGTCAAACCGAATGCACTCAACGCAGCCTGTGCAGCGGTGATATCATCATCACCAAAGAAAGTAACGGCAGCAAGGTCTTCCGCCTGCTTGGTCAATCGAGCCAATGCCTCTTCACCTTCACCACCAATACTTGTAACGGCAAACCTTAACTTGGCTGCCTGCTCTTCAGCTTCTAAAAACGCACCAACCGCCTGCTGTGCAAACTGTATAAGTGCCTCGGCAGTAAATGCTATACCAAAAGCAGCACCAATCTTATTGATGCCACCTAATATCTGTTGATTGCTATTTTGAACATTATCTGCAGCCTGTCTATAACTGCCACCCAATGCCTGAACTCGTTTCTCACTCTGCGCTATCTGGGCATTGAACTTGGATACTTCCTCACCATTGAAAGCTTTCTTCTGCGCATCCTTAAGCTCATTGATTGTCTTCTTTTCCTGGTCAAGTAACTGAACGCGCTTCTTGGCAGCAAACTCGGCAGCACTAACAGACTTCTGTTGCTCTTGGGTATTGGCCTTGGTTGCCGCAGTCAGTTCCTCCTGACTTTGGATAACCTTGTTTATATCACCTTCGAGCTGGCTAACATCAGCCCGGTACCGTATGAGTATGTCTTCTGTTGCCATGTTCCAAAGTTAAGAAATTCAGCGTTTAATGGGTGACTTTTCCTTGGGTCGGCTCAATAAAACCTTCTTGACATAAGCCTCCATAGCAATCAGGTAAGTCTCGCAACTAGCAGACATCATAGCCTCGTAGTTCCTGACATCACCCTCCACCAACATCATGACATGGGTACGGTGGTCTTCTTGTCGCTCGCGGATCCTTTCGCGCCACGCAAGTATGAAAGCATCTTCTTTAGGCGGTCTCTCTCCCGAATCGAGCTGACCAATAATGTTTCCCAATCTTGTGGTGAACACTTTAACAACTCGTTTAGAAGCCTCAATTCGGGAGTCTGAAAAAAAGCGTAATCAGGGTGCTGATAGTACAGCTGCTGCAACGCTTCAACCTTTTCATCGTGAATCTTTTGGATAAACCTGGCAGGTGGCTCATCTTCACGAACCAACTGAACCGCCATGAATTGCCACATCAGTTGGTCATGCAGTATCATCTGTTGCCGCTCCTTGATCTGGTTAAGAACCGCACCGATCTTGACCACATCAGCCTTCTTGCCAGCCAATGCCATAGCCAACTCGCCATTGGCAACATCAATCAAGGCGGTTAGTTCCTTCTCATCTAGACCCGCGCTCATCATCGTGAGGAAGTCCTGCATCTTGCCCATCCGTTCCAATGGGATGATGGTGCTTGACCCGGTGAACCGATAGTAAACCTTACCATCCAAATCCACCAAAGCCTTGTCCATACTGACCTTATCACCTTGCGGAACCTCGGCCGCATAGAGCTTTAACAGCTCATCGCGGTGGTCCTTCCAGATCTGCTTCAGGTCGGGTTGTTTCTTCTTGAATATCATCATTTATAAGTAATGGGTAACGCTGGGTTGGTGGGGCGCACTTATGCCACTTGCCCCCAATCAAAACATACCACTCGCCGCCGCGCATGATATAATGGTAACCATGAACGCGGTGGTAGTGCTTCTTCATGTGTTGAAATTGTACTTTACAAATCCGTTAAGCCCACAAGTGCCGAGCATAAAGAATGGCCAATAGTACCAGGGCAAAGATAGATACAAAAGAGCAGGAACCGACCAAATAGACCCCATGCAAGGTAGGCAAAAGTACAGGGGTTTTCTCATCAAGTAAGGCAGGTAGCTACCATACCACCTAACCCACCAAAGTATCATAGCCCCATCGATACGCTCTTTTCGGAGTATCTCAGGGCTGTCATCGAAAGCCTCGAAGTTGTTGAACTGTGCCGAAACGTAAACGCCCAAGCTGATGCAGCTCGAAGCGATGATGCCTGCCAGTATCTCAATCATTGCAGCCACCTGTTGACAAAGCAATCTCGCCAGCTCCAACCAATGGCTTCAAGGTCGTGAATTTAGCACAGCAGCCTGTCTGCCCATCGATGGTAACGCTGACCGATTGCAGGTCAAGAGTAGTGAACTCAAGCTCGTAGCTATGGCCCATCAGATCGTAAGCATCGGTCAGGTTCAGCCCTGTCGAAGCCACCCCATCCGTTTCGATGATGTCACCACTTCCATCAACGGTTATGGTGAATAGTGTCTGCCGATTGTTGGATATGTCCCAAAGTATGGCATAAAGCGTAGTGCTGACATCGTTTGGAAAGTTGATACCGGTCAGAATTATCTCTTGTCCTGGCTCTACGCATCGTGGCAATGGGTTCACTTTTATGCAGTCTTTACAGTACATCACTTGAAGTTTAATTGTCCGAAGTTGCTTTTCTGGTGCCGCTCAATCTCGGCTTTCACAAATGTATTAATAATATAACGCGCACAGTCAAGGAAGTCAGCTTTTTGGCTTAAGTCCTTACGATTGCCCTTGATGATGCTACCCACCGCATCGCACTGGACCATCCGCATATCGTGGGCCAAGCCTGGGCAGGTGGTCGGGTTCACCTTGACATGAATCTGGTTCCTGCGGTCCGAGGCGATATGAAGCAAATAGTTGAAGTCGTTACGGCTCCCCTCATGCGTGGGGTTAGGAGGCAATACCATCTGCGCATCCCTGATACCTAGCAACCTCCGAAGCGTTTCGTAGTTGCTGGCATTATCCGCCAAAGCTATGTTCCTATTCTTACCCATCGCATCACCTGTAAGCTTTGCATTATGAAGGATGCTGCCAAACATCGCCTTGATACGCTGCGCCATGGATTGGAGAGATCCGTTGTCGATGCTGAACTCATTCACGAAGTTAACGTGCAGACCTGCCTCATCCCTCCAAATATTGGCGAACACCACCGCGAATGGATTTAAGTTGAAGTCGATGCCGATATGCAGCTGCTTCTTCCAATCCATATTGACCGAGTTGTCAAAGTGTACATCAGGATTTAAAGCATACAGGAACGGATTGACCGCCTTGCCATCCACATCCGCTGCCATGTACTCGCACTCAAAGACCAGGGGCGGTAAGATAGTCCGCATCATCTCAATCTCATCGCGATCTATATGGGGATTGTCATAGGTAGAATAAACAAAGGTCTTCCAATTATCAGGCATTAGGTCCTGTTGCTTGCAGAGCTTCTTGAAGTAGGTCTGTCCGAATTGAGGCGTAGATAGGAAGTAAGCATCACCACCGAAATCAGTCAAAGTCGGAGCAATCGCCTGGGTCCAAGCTTCCTCGAACTTACCTGCCTTCTCGCACTCATCGATTAGCACCCGGTGGTACTTGCGACCTCGGCCTGAGTTGGGTTCTTCCATTGACCAAAAGTCAACCTTGGCACCGTTAAGAAAAACGACCTGCTTGACTGTCTCTGATTTATGCGTGATGATGTTATGGAAGTTGTTCAGCGTGGTGCGCCAAACCTCGTAAAGATCCTTATAAGTTGGACTGAAGTATCCTGTATACCATCCATTCTCAAACGATTCGGCTATAAGTTCCTGGCATAGCTCGGTCTTGCCAAACCGCCGTCCACACTTCAGAACATTGAACCGCTTACGATTGTCCAGCAAAAACTGTTGGTTCGTATGGGGTCTTGGAAGTTCTAGTTCTATTGCCATGGTTGCCAGTGGGGGAGTCGAACCCGCATACTACCCAAACGAAAGGTAGATGTTGCCAATTACATCAACTGGCAGATCATTCAGCTTTACGCTTGATGATGACTTCTATTTGTTGCGTGCCTTCCTGCTTTATCTCGGTTCGCGCCTGCTTAGGCTTGAAGTATTCAAGAAGCTTGCCGTAGTTGTCCAAGAACTTATCATCGGGCATAGTCTCAAGAATGCGATTGGCTCGCTCCGAATGTTTCGTTAGCAAAGCCTCGCCTAATTCTTCCCATTGCATCGTGCGTTCATTCTTTGAACCTGATGGCCTACCGGTGCTGTATTTATTGCCTTTTGGTGCTGGCATGAAGTTTTATGAAGTATGTTTTACTTTTTCCTTTTAACCCTCTCAGGTAAGCTCTTATAAGCCGATTTGGGCGTTTCTGCTGCGAATTTGCGACATAGCTTAGGGTCAGTTGCGCAGATGAATCGCTGCTGTGATTTCGACTTAAATGGCATGATTCAAGGGTTTTGTTCTACAAAGATACGATAAAGCTCGTGGAATTGGTCGAAGTCCTTTACGATCCAATAGTGACCACCAGCGCGCTCAATCTTGGCTTGGAACTCCTTTTGAGCTTCGGATTGCCTGTCCGCGCCGATTTTGATTTCAATGGCCACCTTCCGACCCTTGATCAGCGAATCAATGTCGGCAATCCCTTTGGCTTGGGTTGATGGGCGGTAATATCCACCGCCTTGCTTGAACTTATCCCGAACCCAAGTACCTTGATTGTTTATCCTGGTAGCCCAATGACCTGAGAAGTTTAGGAAATCCACCACTGCCTTGGTCAGTCCATTGGCGCTGCTGGTTTTGTATTTCTTGGCAGGGCGGTAGTCATCGGGAAAGTCGGGGTGGCGTTTGCGGTTATCTTCCGTGGCTAATTGTTTAAGGATGTCTAAAGGCTTCATAATCAATGGTGGTGTTAGAATTGCAAAATAACAATAACAAAAGAATAACAGCTAGAATAACATTTTTTTTGGCTTGTAAGGGTCTTAGTTTCACTCTATTATATATTTTTTTTTTTTTTTTT